TGAGTATTGTCTGTAATTGTTAAAGTAGACGGGTATATAGGAAAACTCTGTACAGTAGTCGAAAAGGTAACAGTAGATCCGTCACCCGTCCATGGTGTCGTGAAATTGTATTGAAGAGGATTCTCTTCCTCAAATTTCGCAGAATCTTGGTACCATAGCATCGATAAATTATTTACAGTTACAGGAGGTTCATAGTTCGTATATGTTGTATCTGGTACAGCATATGTAGCTTGATTTGGCGTTGTTAAAAACTCATAATACACATGTTTTTGTTCCAGCTTTACTTCTGCTGGAAACCTTAATTGATAGTATTTGTTGATTCTATCATCTAACTCAGTATTAGAGAGATCATCAGCACTAAATCTGCCTGTAACCTGCCTAACCTTTTTTCTTATTTCTGCTAAAGTCCAAGTGGCCATATTATCCTCCGAATACCTGTCTCATCTGAAACCTTGGTTTTTGTCCTATAAGTTTTTTCTCCATACCACCCGTTCCATTAGGACGCCAATCCCAAATAGGTGTGGTTCTAGACTCTATCCATTGGGCTATAAACCTTGGTAGTTTATACTTCCCTCCGTGGAAGAGTGTAAAATTATGACTGTTCTTTGCATTTCCATATGGGAAACGGTGGGACAGTCCAGGTTCTTCAATGTTCATGAACTCAAATTCACAGATTTCACGAAGGAATTTTTCTTCCTTTTCACTCTCAGGCTTTCTCCCTATGATAGGAAGTTCCTGGAGGTCTTCTGGTTTTACTTTTTGATGAACTAATTGGCTCATTGTTTACCTCGTTGTTTTATGATGGGGGGGTAAGTCTAAGTTCCCGGCCCATATCGCTGTTTGAATGATATTTACCCCCTCATCAAAAACTTGATGGGGGGTAATTAAAAATACTTTAAGTTACTGATTCCTCACCGAATGCTACCGCAGTCATCACAGCGTTGTTTGCACCCACTGCGCCTGTTCCTATAGTAATTCCTCGGATTGCAAGGTTCTCAATTGCTACTGGATCACCGTTAGTATCAGATACTCTCGTAGCCACACCACCAGATACATACACGCTGTAAGCTGTTGTGTTTTCTACTAAAGTAATTGTACTTGGAGCTGTAACAGAAGCGATTGTGAACGTGCCATTAAGGCCTGTTGACGCACTTCCGTCATCTGCAAGTTCAGATACTTTTATAGTGTCTCCTGTTGCAAAACCAAATGTTGCAGTATCATCAACTGTTATCACGCCTGGGTTAGCATTTGTGAATCCAGAGATAGTAGCTCCAACTTTTGTGCTTTGTGATAAAGGAGTAAATCCATTAGAAGTTGTAACCGCACCAGTATCTACTGTTACGTAGTAACCAGATGTCATTGAAGAATCCCAGTAGTACTGAGCTCCGTTAGTTACATCTGTTACTGTTATTTGACCGACTGTAAAGCCTACGTCTTCGTTTCTAGCAACGGCAGCCGCAGGGTTAGTCCATGTCCACACTTTCATCTGTGCCATAATAAACCTCCTATTAACTGTGTGTTGCCATTAAATTAAGCATAAATGCATCGTTCAATATTCTAGCTACAAACGGATGTTGCCAGCCTACTGATCCTCTTTGATGCAGTGGGTCAGCTGATCCACCAGATCCAAGTGGTTCTACATAGAAATCACCAGTTTCTGATTTAAGATGAACTACCGCATATGCTTCTTTCCCAACGATTATGTTGTTGTAAACAGCTGGAGATGCAGAAGATACAGAACCTACAGATGTATAAAGCCATCTTACGTTTCCAGTACTTCCCCATTCAGCGTCTAGAACAGTTTGTTGAGATGCGTAGTTACTTGAGTTAACGAATGAAGCTACTGCTTCTAAGTCATCAAGTAAGTCAGTATCTAAATAACCCCAGAAAGCTGGTCTTACTGGACTTGTTGCATAAGCATTAGTTCCAGTTACAACTTCTGAAATCATTTCAGCGTCGTTTCCAAGAAGTGTTTTTACAGCCGCATCTATATCAGCCTTAGTGAGTTCCGTAGGCGTATTGCCATTTATACCGTTACTACATTGTAGGACCGAACTGGTGCTAGCAAGCACATCTCTTGTTACTTCGTCCATAGTTTGAGCTAAGTTTTGAGCCAAGAGTTTAGAACTTTCGTTTAATACTCTATCTTCTACTGTTAGCTGAACTTGGTTTGTTATTGTTACGAAGTTACCGTAGAAAGACACTCTTGCCTGTATATCTGTAGCAGATAAAGGTGCTCCTGGAGGAGTTCTTCCGTCTACTAAAGGAATTGGCACAGTATCTAACTTCGAATATCTTCTAAAAACAATAGTGTCACCATTCTTTTCTGGAAGAATACGTCTCTGAGCAAACTTTGTATGGATTAGCGTAGGATACGCAGTAATCAATAAAAGCCTGTCGTAATATTCCCGAACGGCAGGTGGCAACACTGCTGTTGTGGTTATAGTCATAGTTAAGCTCCTGTTTTATCCCAGGTTCTTAGCCATCAACTCCCTAAACTCTTTATCGGACATGTCCTTGTATCTTTTGGCTTGAGAAATAGGAGAAGTTGAGCCCATGCTCGATAAACTTCCCGCTTTCTGCGAGTTCTCAACTATGCGTTGTGCATCAGCAGACTGCTTACTTTTCTTATTTTCCTTCCGATAGTTATCGGAATTTTTGGCCAAGTAATATGCAAGTTCATAATCCTGTGTTTTTTGTAGGGTGTTTTGTAGCCCTGGGTTTTGTTTCAATACATCGGGTAAATATTTTTGAATTACTTGCTGGTAGTCTGGATGCTTTTGTGCCATCTTCAGCTCTTCAATCGACATTTTGAATTGATTTGATAGACTAGAAGTAAGTTTTTTAAATTCACCTACAGTCATCACATCACCATCATCTAAGCCTTCAAATGCATCTTTAGGCTTTTCTTTTGATTGATTAGCTTGATTCAGGGCCATATGCTCCTTTATCATGCGAAGTTCTTCTTGCATCTGTTGTCTTTGAGCTCTCTCAGCTTGCAATGCGGAAAGAGGAACATTTTGTTGTTCTTCTTTACTTTCCTGTGCAGTTGATTGAGCCTCACCCGTCTCAACAGAAGGAGGAACGGCGGCTTCCTGATTTTTAATTTCTTCGCCCGAAACGTTTTGTTCTTCACTCATTGGTCTACTCCGTTTTGTTTAAACGCCCTTTTTGATCCCTGTCGCTGTCAGGTTTTTATGATCAATGTCGGCGGCACTATTTTGTTATATAAGCTCCTGGTATTGTCGTTGTTTCTATGACAACTTCATCGCAGGGCTTTGCTCCAAGTTCTTGAAGCGCATCGTAATCAAATGGTCGCTGAGGCATGTTGACTTCCCAATCGACAGTGCCTTTTGTGTTATCAACTTCTCCAACGATCATCCCAACTTGTGGAGCTGGTTTGATATCGTATGCTTTAATGTGTTTTAGCAATGTGGGCATCCCATCAACAGCAGTCTTTGACGGCTTTGCGAATACAACAATCCAGTAAGGATTTCTACGATCCTTATTGGTATCTATGATGTCTTGTATCCTTTTGTTATCGTCTTCTATGATTGCGTCGCGAGTTTCCCCAGTCTCTTGCACCATAATTTCTCCTTAATACTTCATCATTTTGTTGCCTTGTATCGCTTGAGATGGATATCCCTTAGTTCCACAAGAGTAGTATCTCATCTTTCCCATGTCATAATCTTGAGTCATGGTACTGATGCTCTTTACAGGACTGTCTTGAGTATTGTCAGCAAGTCTCATGCCTTTGCCATAAGAAGGCTTCTTACCCATACGCTCCTGCATTTTGTTTATTTTCTTCATTTCATACCTCCGAAGGTTGTGTTAATTGCTCCCCCATTGCTGGTGGAATTTGCGGCCTTTGTGGCTCAACCATTTGCTCTCCACGTGCCGAAACAGTTACATCATCAGCTTTAACTTGCTCTTCGCTTTGTCGATTCTTCTCTTCCATCATGTTTATGAATTGCAAGTACTTAAGGAATGTCTCGTCATCCATTGTTGAAAGTTCTTTGATTGCTTTGACTCTATCAAGCGCTGCTGATGCTCTATCGTCTACAGCTCTTGCTGCTCTTTCATCTTCAAGACCCATATTTGCGACTGCTCTTGTGAATCTCTCTTTAGCTCCAGATATTCGCTCAATAGACGTAGCTTTGTTTAGTTCTAACTGAGAACCAAGTATTTGCGATTGTACTCTTTGTTCCTGTTGCGCAATCTGTGACTGACGCTGCTCTAGCTGTTTAATTTGCTCGTTATATTCAGATTTTCCTTGAAGCGGTGCTGCATCTGCTAACATCTGACCAGTAACAGGGACACCGAGTTGTTTAAGATCAACCAGCTGCCTGAAATATATTTGTCGTTGATCGTCAGTAAGCACACCTTCTTTCACATTCACGTCATATTTAATGAAATCTTTGCTATAGAATTGAGGAGTAGGAGGTTTATTGATGATTCTCTGTACTTTCTCTGGCTTCCAAGTTTGAATAAGTTTTATTGCTTTTTTAGAGATTAGTTTCTGTGCGTAGCGAAGATTATCGAATAAGTCCTGTAGGTTCACAATAGATGCGCCTTGACGTAACATCATCATGATTCCAGATTCAGCTTCGTTCTCAGTTATACCAAAATTGGCATCATTTACACCGCAGATGGTCATAATATCTTGATCAAATTGCCTTTGAAGCTCAAACATTCCTTGAGGTAGTTGAGCTGGTTGAATTCTTTCAATATCACCTGGTTCTGTATCGTCTTCTTTCCAAATTACTTTTCCTTGAGAGCTTTGGAATAATGATCTTGGGTTCACTACAGATGATTTTTTAGCTATCCATCCAGAATTTATGCTAGAATCTAGAATATCAACCATTTGTGATCTTCTTCTATTAGCCTCTCTTTGAGGATCTATTTGGCATCTCACAAGAGATTGCATTTTTAATCCCCATAGCTCGGATTCTGGCTCAAATATTC